GTTCAGGTGCACGACTTATACGATAGATAACCAATGCATCTTCCATCATCTTAAGCTGATTAACAGGCTTAATGGCCTTGTGCAGATAACTAAGTACTACATTCTTTTCTAGATCTAGAAGTCCGCTGGGTGTATAGCTAATGGAATCCGGAGCAATTTTTATGCCCTGATTTGGATTACTGGGGTTGGCTCCAAAGTTAGCATTTACCTGCAGACCTTTTTCATTGTAGATAAAAAATTCTTCGATGTTTTTAATTACTTCGACACCGTTCTGAAGTTTTTCTTTCTGTATGTTACGAACTTTTCTGATCTTACGAGGATCGATTTGTCTGAGTTCTAGTATGCCTCGTTTGGGAGCCTTGATGTCTATGACCTTTTGGTAATAGATTCTACCATCTACATACCAGCGTCTGAATATGTCGAAACCTTTGTTATTAAACTCCAACAGTTTTAGAATCTGTTTGAATTCGATACTTATGGTTTTCTTGATTTTGTCGTCTAGCTCTACTTCGTCAAGATTAATGTCCACAGGATTTTCATCGTCTACAGCAGCTATGGCTTCGCTAACGATTTCATCTATGGCTGTTGAGCAATCTGGATACTGGCTGGCTTCTCGATACTTGGTTATGAGCTCAGATTCGGATTTAGCCGTAGCGTCCAGGTCAACATAGGTGCCAAAATACCCACCGGCCTGGACAGTGCTGGCACCGTCATCAGGCGTGGGTGTTACAAAACTCTGTGTTCTATTAGCCGGATCTTCGTTCTGATCTCGGCTAATAGTGAACCCAAATAATGATATAGCCATAATTTAGCCTGTTAATTAACCTAAAGCACCAATAAAGGTTCGGGCGATATCAACAGCCTGCTGGCTAGCACTATTGGTCACTGTAAAGTGCTGATATTGCCAGGTAACTGTGAAATTGCTGATCTGATCATTGGCTCCGAAATCCAGAGGTATGGGTGCTAGATTAGTCGGGAAAGCGCTAACTAATTTATAACCCTTGAGTACATTGCCATTTCTGTCTAGCTGATAGACATCAATGTTTCTCTGATAGTCTGCTGGATTCATTCTGCCAGTCTTGTTGGCTAGATCTTCCATGCCATTCATCCATTGTTCCAGGGCTGTTCTGATGCTCATGTCTGCATCATTCAGTACTGTAATGGTCCAGGGGGCATAGACTCGGTCGCCAACAAACTTAACTTCTCGACCTCTATAAAACACTGTGGCTGGTCCAATGTCCTGGCCAGGCAGTTCGGCTGCTGTAACCAGGAATGGTGCTCTGGCTACTGCCAGAGCCTGACCAGCAACATAGGTAGGGAAGCTAAGTAATACTGCGAATTGGTTGGGACGAACCCCACCATTGGTTAACGCAGCCTTAAATCTATCTACGTTGAATACGGTTGACATCTAGTTCTCCTTAGGCTCCAACTTCTTCGAAGCTAATACCAGTTCTGGTAGCCACGAAATTTAGTGTAATATAGTTGATTGAGCGAGCTGGCTTTATGAAGATGTCAGCCACAAACTCATTACGATCTATGACTTCACCGGTGTTATTGGTTTCATCGCAGACCACTTTAAAGTCTGTAATACCTCGGCGACCCTGTACATCTCGCAAAAATGGTTCGACCAGATTTCTAAACTGCGCTCTGGTAAAGGCATCATTGAATTCAAACAGCTGATACTTGGCTGCTGTGGCTATGGCCTTTTCAAGAACTATGAACAATCTGCGAACATTGATTCTATCAAATGCACTGGGTTTGCTTAGCTGTGTCTTGTCACCAAACAATACAGTACCCTGTCCAGGGAAACTGACCACAGGATTTACTCCGGCCTTGTACAGTGTATCTCTATTACTTTGTGTTGGGCTAAAAGCCAGCTTGACTACATTCTTAATGACACCTCGGGTATAGCCAGCTGGGCTAAACCAAGGATCGTTGGTAAAGTCTGTTCGAGCACAAAGACCAGCAACGTCACCATTTAATGGTACCCATCTATAGGTATCATTGTAACGATCATACTGGTATTTCCAACCGCTGTCCATGACACCATAGCTGCTGTTAAGATTAACTGCTTCTCTGAATGATACAACGTCTGTTGTTGCTGCACTAGTGGTTGCTCGATTTTTAACATCGGATAGTTCTGGACTAAAGAATCCAATACAGTCTTTGCGTACTTCGCAAATATTTTCAACCACGTGCTCAATGACGTTCTGACCATAGGGGCCAACTGGGATCAGGCTTACATCGTACAGTCCATCTTGGAGGAACTGATTATAGGCACTGATAACATTGGCATCGCTGGGTGTGCCCAGAGCGCCATTCCTAAAACTACTGGTAACAGCTGCATTTAGATTGGCAAAGGTTACACCAGTCACAGCATTGCCCCAGTTTGCACTGGCACTGAGGTTAGCAGTTGCTGGATGATCTATGACATACACATAACCGCTTTGGTCTCTTAGTACATCTTTGTAGTAGGCTGTACTGCCATCG